GGGGGCCCCGCCCCCCCCGGGGGGGCGGGGGGCCCGGGGCGCTGGGGGAACCGATATACCGCCGCCACCCTTAAAGATGTCCGGCACTGGGAGGTTGGCCACATCCGCGACCGCCTTCTTGATGCCAAACAGCTTCGCCAGCACCCCCCCTAGAGCCTCGAGCAGGGCCTTGATGTGTTTACCTAGGAATACTGATATAGCCTTGGCACCCTCCTCGAGCAGCGCCCGTGAGATAGCTCTTCCCACTTCCCGCCATATCTTCTGGATCTTGCTCCCCTCCTCCTCCGTCGTCGCGGAGAAGTCCTTGGATGTCTTGGCAGCCTCGGTGATGATCGCGTTCAACTGGGATACGCTGAGGGTCCCCTCACGGATCAACCTGGCGATCTCCGGACCGGACTGCCCAAAGTGGCGGAGGGCTATCTCGTTGGCCTGCGCCACGGTCCCCGCTTCCCTTATCTTCTGGATCACCTGGTTAAGAGCGTTAACTGGGTCGGCAAACCCCTGCTCGGACAGCTTGATGAACGCATCCTGGAAGATGTCGAAGATGCGCTTGGCTACCCCGGCGATGTTCTGCTCGGCACCGGACGCCGCCGCATTCTTCGGGAATAAGATATCGAAGATGCCTCTGCTCAAGTCGGTCAGGACCGTGCTCACCTGGCGGGTGAAGGTATTCCAAGCCCGGCGCATCTTGCTTATCTCACTCTCGGCAACCTCCCGCATCTCCCGATATTGCCTCTTCTGATCCCTAGTTAGACGCCCGCCCGCCGCTAATTGGGCGTCAACCATGTTCACGTACGCCTGCGCCACCTTTTTATAGTCATCCACGACGCCGAGCATGAAGTTTTCATAGATGACCCGATACGCGTCTAGAGCCTCCTTGGCGTTCATCTTGTCCTCTGGGGGGGGAGTCAATTTAAGAGCCTTGAATGCGTGGTTGAGGCGGTCGATGGCCTCCACCTGCTCACCACCTATCCATGTGACTCCTATCTTGGAGAGCCTGGCCAGAGCCGACCCTAGAGATGTCCCACTATCGGCGGCCTCATCCAGCACATTGGCAAACATCCTCGTCTGGTCGATGGCTATGGGGATGGTTGATTCGTAGTCCTTTATCCTCATGAACCCGAACCCAGTCTTCTCCCACCCTTCTTTCTCCAACTGTAACTGCCTGACCAGTTTGCCGAACTCCCTGACCTCCTGTTCGAACGGCGTCAACCAACCAGTGGGGGTCTTGAACACCTTTGCCAACTTAATGTCTGGCAAGTCATTGATGGCCTTACCTATTTTCCCCAAGGCCGTCGTTAGGTCTCCAGATGATATGACCCCGACCTCCGCCGCCGCACGGAGGGACTTAGACAGGGTATCCAGGGCAGTCAGCTTCTGGATCGGAGTGAGGCTAGCGTATATCTCCGCCATCGCCTCCCTCACCTCATGGAGATTCTGTTCCACATCCTCCACACCCAATTTGGCATACATCTTGCTAAGTTTGTCCCTAGCCTTCTCCGCTTCGTCAGCCAGGGCCTTTATCAGGTCCAGGCTCCTTCTTACCCTCCTCTCCGTTTCTTCCTTGAAGACGTTTGTTACGTCACCGCCAGCGGTCAGTGGGATGAATTGGACCGGCACTATTGGGGGCTTCAGCTTGGATACAGCCGCTTCCATCTCCTGCTGTATGTCCCCGATCGGGCGGATGGTCGGTATTGATAAGTCCATCCCCCCCGTTACTATGGTCCGGGCGGCTTCCATCCCCTCTAACATGCTATCCCAAGCGGACTTAGACTCCTTGGTCTGCTCCCCCAGTAGCTTCATGTTCCTGGTCAGACCGATGGCCTCAGTACCCGCTACCGCGGCGTTGATGGCCCAATTCAGGAGTTGGTAAGCCCCATACGCCAGGGCTACCACACCAAGGGACCTGCCCAGCAACCCAAACATGCCGACCACCCCCCCGAGTTTCATTTCCATCTTCGTGAACGCGGATAGTAGATGACCGGCTGACCCCACCAGTTGACCAAAAATGAAGACAAGTGGCCCGATGGCAACCAACAACCCGGTGAATGCCGCGATAACCCCTTTTATCGGTGTGGGAAGGCCAGCCAGGTATAGGGAGAGACTTCGCACCGAGTCCAGGGCCTTCAGGAGAGCATTACCAACATCCTTGGCTAGCGGCAGGAATGCGGTGCCAATCTCTGCGGCGGCGAATTTAGCTTTCTCCGTAACCCTCTTCCAGATGCCGGGTAGCGTCTCAGCGATCGTAGCCATCTGCCCACCAAAACGTTTGTTCAAACCAGTGAGAATGGCTTCGATCGCCGTAGCAGCGTCGATTTGCTTCTTCTTCATCTGGCTAAGGATTTCGCCCATGTTCTTGCCTAGCTGTTCGGCAAGGATCTGATAGGTGGGGACCGGTATGTTGGATAGCTGCCTGATTTCCTCCGCGGCCAGAAACCCTTTCGCCTGAATGTCACCCAGAGCCTTTATGAGACGGTTCAAAGAGGCGGTGTCCCCGCCTACCCCGGCGATGGTGTCACCCAGGGTCTGGAACATGTCCACCAGTTTGTCCGATTGAAACCCCATGGCCGCTAGGCGGCGGGTCCCCTCGACCACCCCCTCAAATTCGAACGGGGTCTTGAGAACCAGTTCCCTAATCCGCTGGATAGTCCGGGAGCCTACATCTATATTCCCGATCATCCTCCCCATGCTGGCCGATGCCTTCTCAATATCACCAGCAAATTTTAAGGAAGCGAAGGCTGCGGCTCCGAGGGGGGCGGATATGGCGGCGGTGAGCCTCAATCCCATGAAAGTCATGTCCTCACCGACACGGCGCATGGCTCTACCGGTCTGGAACATCTTATCCATTAACACCTGATGGGATTCGGCGCTAGTGAGAATCTTCTTCGGGGCACCATCCAGGAATCGGTTGTATTCCCTAGCCTGTTCGTTGAATCTAAGTAAAGCAGCGGCGTATGCCTGTTGGCTAATGATGCCCTGGTCAAGAGCCTGACCTAATACCTTGATCCTGCTGGCGGCGTCCTGCATGTTCCGCCACGGGTCGGCCACCCCGAACGCCTGTAACGCCCGTGCCGAATCCGCCTGAAGCCTGGTGGTGGCCGCCGCCTGCTCTTTAGCAGATTTGAGCTTGGCCACCTCAAGTGCCCTCGTTCGGCCCAACTCGTCCGCATACATCTGCTCGGAAAGGCGCATCTCCTCGTTGAGACGCTGCCGCTGCTTGTCGGCCAGTTTTCCCTCGAGGTTTAACTTCTCACCGGACAGGCGGACTCCCTCCTGTTCCGCTATAAGATCCAAGGCCGCCCTCTCGCCCGGAGCGAATTGAGCCTGGAACTGCCGCAGCGGGGATACCTTGCTGACGGCCTCCGCCTGCCTCTGCAGATTGGATAGCTTGTCGGACAACTTCGCTACCGCTACATCGTAGGTGACGGCTGACACGCGCCCGGACTTGAATGATTCATCGAGGACTCGGAGGGCACCCTGTACCTTCGTCACCTCCTTGGTAAAGTCTGGGGCACCGGCCACGCTGAGGGCCTTGGTTAACTCCTTAGACCTCTTGGTAGCGGCGGACAGACCTTGATCCATGGCTACGCCCAGATCCTTGGTTATCTGGGCGAGGGACTGGCGGAGGGTCTGCCCCGACTTGAGGAGGGGATCGAGGCGGCCGGAGATCTGCTCCGGGGTGATCTTGCCGGACTTGATCATCCGGTCAATAGCTGCCGTCAGGTTAGCGCCGAGAGCTTGGTACTCGTTGGCGAATTGGTTGATGCGTTGCCTGGCGCGGTCCATCCCGCGCTCAAGGTCTGTTGGGTCCAGACCCAACCGTATAAAGAGATCGCCAACCTCAAACGCCACGCCTCACCCCCTCATCCTCCTGGCGACGCCTTCGGTATACGCCTTCCATTTAGCCTTCTGCTCCCGCCAATCTTCTGCGGGCCTCGGCATGGAGACGAACGACGGCTTAAAGATCATCACATCCCTAAGCTCCACGGGTTGGGGCATCTTCTCAACATCCCTCCACGCGTTCAGGAGCAGGTGGTATATCCTAGCCGTGAAGTAGTCATCGAACCCGCGCTCCTCTTCATGGAGCTTTAACATGGCCTCAAATTGAGCCGGGGTTGTCCGCAATACCTCCTCCCTGCTGAGGCGTAAGCTGTATACGCCGACCGCCAGAACCCTCAGGAAAGGGTCTGCGGCGGCGGGGGAGGGTCCGGAGGTACGCCTGCGCTGGCCTCAGGCGAATCTTTCCCCTCCCCGCCACCGGCTCGTTCTCGAGGCAAGGCCAACATGAGTGCCTCGAGCATGGATTCAACCACATGCGGGAGATCCGCAATGGACACCAGATGCACCAACTCCTTCTTGGTGACGTCCGGGTGGTTGAGTATCAACCCGTGGTAGAGAACGTCCCTCAGGAATGACGGGTTGGCGAAGGTCCTCGCGTCAACGGTGAACCCCTCAATGAAGTTGACCGTTGTGTCCTCGAAGATGCCGATCAGGGACCCCAAGTCATACACCAGCCTGTACTGGTTGCCCTTGAGAGTAAGTGTCACCACCGGGTCCGCCTGGGTAACCCCAGGGGATAGGGCCTGCAACCCACTGTTGCCAGCGCTCATGGGTTTAGCTCCAGACCGGCAGGCCGGTGACCTTGACGCCGAGGGTGTTCCTGAGAACCTCCGCCGCGTTCGCCTGGCCGGGGAATCCGCTCACGTACCCGGCGAAGTCACAGGTGTTCTCGGAGGTATCCGGGAACACAATCCTCCAATTTCGGATGGTGGCGGCGTATCCGTCGTCCCTGATGCCCTGGTGGACGGCGTTCGACGGACGCCACAGTATCTCTGCTGTGACCGTCTCACCATCTTTCAATCCGGGGAAGAATTCCCGGAACGCACCAACCGAGTCGTGACTGGTCACGTCAATGAACTCCGTCCTGATGTCGGGGGCGTTCACCCGCTGTACACCAGGGATGAGCGTGAACCCTTCCGGGGAAGCCCCATCACCAATGTTGAATAGGGTCCCATGCGCTGTTGCTGCAATGCCCATTGAATTACTCTCCTTTTCCTTTGAGATATGGGTGAATTCCACCCCCAGGCCACACCCAGGGGTGATCCCCATGAAACTGATGCTCCCTCATGGCGTACTCGTCGAGGGTAGCAAACTGGCACTTTGTACACATGAAATTGTCAAACGTGCCCTTCGTATTCGTCCACTTGCCTATCAGAATGTTAGGCAAATGCTCGTGGACCCGGTACTCCGGGTTCTCCTCCCTGTCCCAATCTATCTTCCTGGGATCAAGCCTTCGCAACGGATTTACCGGTGGCATACCCCTTCCTTGGCACTCTTCCATCCATTGACCGAATAAATTGCGCCTCCTTCACGCGCATCCACTTATTAACCAGGTACGCCTTGCGCGAGTCATACGCTTCCTGAGGATCCACGCCATCCCGCTCGAGCAGTGGTATGGATGAATTCCTGTCCCGATGGAGGTAGACCATGCCGCTGAAGTATTCACATCGGTACCCGGCCACCTTCATCTGCACGTATAAATCCACGTCCTCCATCCCCCAACCAGGCCCGCCGAACGGTCCCCGCTCCTCGAACCTGATGCCCTCCAGGAACATATCGGACCTGAATACCCCGTACTGAGTCCAGGCGCAGCGGACGTCTGCTTTGATGAAGGACTCCGGGATGTACGCGCAATCTCTGTCCACCTTCTCCCGAACGTTTGTGCAGGACGCTGAATTCGCCCCCAAGCACCCGGCATTGGAGTCAACCAGGTACTTGAGCATGGCGTAGAGGGACCAGGGCACCACCTCAATGTCCCCATCCACAAACGCGATGTAACCGGCCCCCCTGCTCAGGCCCTGTCGGATGACGGCATTCCTGGCTATAGAATTGCCCATGTTCCGATCGTTGATGAGAAGAAATCCGGTCCCTCCCCTGTGGATTACCTCCCCCATTGACGCGGCTGATCCATCCCTGGAGCCGTTATCCACAGCCATAAACTCCGCCCGAGCGCCCACGGAATCCAGCCTACGGCATTCATCCGCGATAGACTGCAGGGACTCGGCGGACACGGTGGGTCCGTTGTCCCAGGACAGCATGCCAACCATCACGTTGACGCCCTCCAGATGGCCTTGCATCTCCACCATCTCCTCTGCCGACTTGACTGACAAGATAGCCCCCGCGCCCGGGTGCTTGTGCTTGAGGTGCGCCCTCATGGACGGCTCATCGGCCAAGACGGAGTATGGGCAGAATGAACACTGGAGGTTGGGCACACCCCGCCATAGTCCCACCGTGTAGGCCCTCATGACTCCCCTTCGTAGAAGATGTCCACGTCCACTACGCACTGGAACTTACCATCCTCAGGGTCCCTTAACGTGAAATCCCTCGGCCTAGCTATGTGGCCCACCTGCACCCCCGTCGTGGGCGGGGATATCCCGGCAGCCCCGATCTCACCGGACGTGAAGAGAAGGCGGTCCTTGATAGCCTCCCTAACCCTCGCCGCCTCCTCATCGTCTCCGGACCAGGCGCTGAATTGCCACCTACCCACCTTCTGGCCAGTTGGCCCAGTCATGTCTTCCAATACTTCTGCCGTCACCTCGAAGAATGACACGGCGGGGAATGTAGCCCTCTCACCTAACGCGTAGGGGTAGATCTCCTCACCCACCAGGTCCGCCAGCGTTGGATCCGCCTTCAGGTAGTTCCGGAGAGCCGTGCTTAACATCATACGCCCTCTACTATCCATCTCAATTCATCGGCTACCGATCTGATGATCTTGTCCCTATTCTCCGCGATAGCCGGGCGGAGATATGGACGGGCGACCATGCGCCGCGTCCCGAACTCCACGTAAGGGGCGTAGTGGGCGTCCTCGTGGCTCACCCCCACCCGGACGGTTCCCATACCCCCCTCCAGGTGCGGTTCGGCGTGGATGGATTCGCGCAGGTTTCCCGTGTCCACCGGCACCAGCCGCTTCGCTGTCTCCTCCACCATCTCCGCCCCATCGGATAGGGCGTCGTAGACCAACTCCGGGGCAATCAACCTAGACATGATGTCCTCGAGTTTACGGAGATTAACGTTTAGCTCCGTCCACGTGGGGCCTCCCCCCCGGACCGTCACTCTCCTCTGGACGGTCATCCCAGCAGACGGGATAGCTAGCCCGCCATAAAAGGATAATCTCTGGCGGGGCATTAGATATCTCTCCGAACACGGAGCCTGGTCTGGGTCTTCTGGCCATCGTGTTCTAGGCCGACGATCCCATATTGCACCCCATCCACCTCCGCCACCATGTCCCCGGTTATGGAGACGAACATCGATTGCAGGAAAATGTGATATTCCTCCGTCCCCCGCTGCTTGTGTTCCTGCCTCTTCTCCCTCTCCGCTGGCTGGTTCAGAGTCAGCGGCGCACGTCTGCAGGGTATGCCCTCCATCCCCGCAACCGCCGAGTACGTAGGGTCGGGCCTCCCGCTGCTGGTGACCGCCCCATCGGACTCCTTGATGGTACATAGGGACGGCCAGAACATCAACCCCACCCCCTGTAGGATGGACCCGGACACCCCCGTGTTATGTTCCAGCCTAAACATTCTCCCTCAGTAGGATGTTGATGACGTTCTCACGCCACGCAAACTCGGTGAGAATCTGGTCGGCCACCTCGAACCCGGCGTCCGACGCCTCCACGTCAGCTTGATCTCTCAGTCCCTTTGCCCTGCCTAGGAGCATCTGCGCCACCTTCGCCCCATCGACCTGCAGGTCCAGGGTCTTGACCACCTTAAGCAGGAGCACCTGCCGGGAGGCGATGGTTTCCAGCGACAGCGCCGCCGCCTCCTTTATGGTGTCTTCCAGATCGATGAATACCTCGATCTCCTCGTCATAGAGAAGAGGGTCCGACGTGTTGGTGTCACCACATAAGGCTCGCACCTTACCGATGTCGGTAGTGATATCGTAGGTGGCCTCCGATGGGGCTATCATCGCGTTACCTCTTCTTCTTCTCCCTAAAATCGGTCAACCCATCATCCCCCTGTGAGGGACGCGGGGCGGGTGCCCGGAGGAGTTGCGTCAACTTTCGCAACTCCTCCAGTATGCCCCTGTTCGACTGGATCAGTTCATCCAGCCGTTGGTCGGTGGAATTGAGAGCCGGGAGCACGTTATGACCCGGAGCCGTCGCTGGCAACGGTGTACTTGGGATCCACCTGCGTTCCCCCATACACCGTGACCACCTTGTACTCGTGGGACATGGTTTCGAAGTCCCCGTGAGTTACATCCAGGCCCCCGCCCACCCGCATGGCATTCGGGGCCTTCTTGTAGAGAGCCGGTGTTGCGAAGCCCCTCAGGAAGCCCACCATCAAAGCCGGTCGGCCCTGGTTCGGGTTGGCAAACAGCGCCCAAGTCGAAGCGCCGTTGCTGCTGGTGGCCACGTGGGGTATGTAGGGATCCACGACCAGGTTGGTCTTGGCCCGCATCCAATTGGCCACATGCAGATTTTGGTTGGTGGCCGCCCCGCCCTCGGCACCGATCAGCCACAATTCGGTAGCGTTGAGGACGTTCCTGGCGGGAATCTCCAGGGCCGGGCAGACCACCAGGGTAACCATGTCGATGGTGATGGGATGCCCATCCACGTCCTCCATCTGGGACATCTGTGTGAACGCCACCTGCAGGGCAGTGATGCTGAACGGTGGGCTACCTGCGATGATGTTGCCGTTGCCCCCCGTGTACAAACTGGCGTGGGGTCCGTTGGCGTCGATATATAGGCTGGTGGCAAACTTCGCAACCGACCTAGCCACCGCCAGAGCGCCCCTCTGCGGGAGATCGTTGAAGATCCCCAGGTCATCGTTGACGATGGCCTCCCAGGACACGCCGTAACCAGCCGCGTACTTCTTCACGGACATGTCCCACTTCTGCTGAGAGACAGACCGGCGATTGAATCCCTCACCCTCGCCGACCTCTTCCAGCACGTCCGCCCCCCCGTCCATGCCGTAGAGGCGCACACTCCGGAAGTCTTTGATGTCTTCGCGCACCCGGCAAAATGCCCGCCACGGGGAGGGCATGGCCTGGTAGTTGGCCAGGAGCATCCGGTCCAACACCTGATCCGTCAGGGAATCGAAGTCGGATACCGTCATCGTCTCCCTGAACAGAACCGGGTACCGGTGGCAAAGCTCCTTGAAAGCCACTTCACTGGTTGGGTTGAACGCGTTCCTCAACAGATACGGGTCCAACTTCCCCTCCTGGGCCTCCAGCCACAAACGTGACGCCTCCTCCAGGCGGACCTGTTGGACAGCATTTGCCCGCCGGGTAACGGGGCTGAACCCCGCCACCCTGGACAGTTCCACTCCCTTGAGGTCGATTCCCTCAAAGGACTCGATGTTGCTCTCGATGTTTCTCTGTAGCATGTTCTTGCACCTCCGTGTCATCTCAACGCTACACCCTAACTGCCCGTAGCGTTTACGGAGACCCCCTTTCCGATCAGTACGTCGATCGTTACCGTCGCACCCTCCGACACGGTTCCGAGGGCGATCCCGAAGATCTCCCCATCCACGGAGTCACGGTTGATTTCACCGCTATCGTAATAGAGGGTGTCCCCCTTCACGATCGCTTCGTCCGCCGCGTGCGCCTCCCCCACCACCTCCAAGCTGAAGATGGAAGGCCCGATGTCCACCGTCGTCTCCCCGCTCGTCGCGTCCTCATCGGTG